GATTTAGACTTTGATACAGATAAATCTCAATATAGAGCAATATCTATCTTTTTAAATAAAGAAGATGCTGAAGAACATTGCGATTTTATTCGTAGTAATTATGGTGAGACAGCTATTATCAAAGAAGTAGATATAAATATTAAATAGGAGAAAATTATGCTTCAATATAAAAATCCGAATGGTGTTGTTATAGATAAAAATGGTTACGATTGTGAGTGCGGAGATATTTTTTATAAAGAAAAAAAGGTTGGTATTTTTGAGTTAGAAAGCGATAGTGCTTTAGGAAGTTACTATCATATAACTCTTGATAGTGGGAAACAATTTCACGATCACTATCACGACGATAACGATATAATCAAACACTTATAGTATTTACAACAAACATTTAATCGCTATATTAGGATAAATATGGCGATAACAATAGACCAAATTCATCAGACTAACGAAGCTACTTTATCCTCAATGGAAAAGAAGTTCTGTGAGGGTATTGCTCAAGGAAAAGGTAAGAAACAAGCGGCTGTTGACGCTGGTTATAGCGAAACTTCCGCTCACGTTCAAGCTGCCCGCAACTTAAAGAAAGATAAAATTATCCAGTATATTGACAGATTGCGTGGTGATGCTAGGCGCTTGACAAGTGAATCAGTGTCAAAAGAGGTTGAAAAGCTAGATAAATTATATGTTGATGCTTGTGGCAAGAAACAATATACAGCAGCAGTCAATGCGATAAGACTTAAGTCTCAGTTGTTGGGGTTTTTGGTTGAGAAGAAAGAAGTACAACACTCAACCATTGACACGATGTCCGATGATGACCTGGCCAAGTATCTAGATCAAATCAAAACAGACCACAATATCAATTGACAATTGACGGTGGTTGATTGCTGTTGATTGACTATTGATCCGTCTTGATCCTTGACACTAGGGTACAGGGCTGATCCGCAAGGATCACGAGAAATAAAAAAAGCTCTATCCTCATCAAACGCTAAAATTTTAAAAATAGTATTTTAGCGTTTTTTTATTTTTAAAAATAAATATAAAAAAAGAATAATATTATTTATAGAAAGAGAGATTTTACGATTTTATATTTTTTAGATTTTTTTAAATTTTTATTATTACTTATTATTTATATTCTTTTATTTATATAGAAGAACGAAACGAGAACATCGCTAGTTTAGAATTATTCTAAATTAAGTTATTTTTTATTTTACTTTTTAAAAAAAATTTTATAAATTATTCGTAATTAAGTTAATAGATTTTATTTTTATAAAATTAATACTTAATTAGAAAGCGAGAGAAATAAACTATACGACTAATAAAAAAGATAAAATCGTAGAGAATAAAGTAGCTTTAAGTTTTCGAGAATACGAAAATAAAAAAATACTTTTTCGTTTAGTTAATAATAAAAGAGATAAGACTAAGTCTTTTAATATTTACGAAAAAGCGAAATTTTCTACGACTATTAAAAACGCTTTTTTAAACGAATATAGAAAAGTAGATATAGAATACGATACTACGAAAAATAATCGTTTTAAGAAAGTAAATTTATTAATCGATTTAAATAGTTATTTAGATAAATCTAAAAAGAATTTATATTTAGATTTAATCGAAAGTAATAAAAACTATATTAAGTCGAATAAAGTTAGTAACGATATAATCGAAAATATAAAATTTTTCGAAGATAGAATAAAAGCTTTATAATTTTAAATCTAAGACTAAGCGAGATTAAATTCTCGCTTAGTTTTTTTTTATTCTAAATTTTCGCTATTTTAAAAAACGTATTAAGTTTAAATTAAAAAAAACGTATAAAGTTTAAAAGCGAATATAAGAGAATTAAAGTATAGGGTATAGTATAGGTGTAGAATGACTGGTATCCATATAAATTTTGTAGAAAAAAATTTTGTTTTGTTTTATATCTGTACAATGTCATTTTTAAATAGTAGCGTTCCACCAATATATTGTAAAATTCGTAAGGAGTATTTATATGATTTACAAAAACATCATGGAGAAAGCGAGGACTGTGTTATCTTTGGTCTTACAAGCATACAGGGTCGTGGCTTACTATTTAATATCATGCTGGAAAATGGTGCCTGCTTTTGGCGATTGCCTATTTCAGCGTTTTTCGAAAAATCGCATGACAGAGCCGAAGTGCCCGATATGTCGATTGACGAGCTTCAATTGTGGAATTGCTTTGATTATTATCATAGCGTTAATGAGTTTGCTTATCTAACAGGACAACGAGCTAAATATTTTGGAAAAGATAAAAAATTATATCACGGTGAGTATCTGTTTACTGTTGACTGGTGTCACCCTGACCCCAATCTTCTTGATACAGATCATTCTGAAATTCCTCAGGAGCATAAATGCGCTCACGTATTGGTGCTTGACAATGGTAATTTCGCTGCTCAGCCTAATAACAGAATACTATGGACAGTTAATTCTTTCACTACCAGAGATGAAGTCCCTGATTACAAAGTTCAAACGACAGAATGGAACGTAGAGAATAAGGATTGGCGGACCGATGATACTGATAGATTTTTCTACGAAATAGAAGAAAAGAAACAATAGGTGATGTCCGAGGATCCATCGGGTTCGGGACAGGGAGAGATGGCGGGTACTTTTTTGTTTTAGTGTTTTATTCATATGTATATATGTAGTATATGAATATTTCAATTTTACTTCCTACAAGGAAGCGTTTACCTTTATTAAAGAAGGCGGTAGCGTCTTTAATAGATACAGCAAGACAGCCAGAGAAGTTACAATTTTTATTTGGCGTAGACACAGATGATACAGAAACTTTTAATTACTTAAAGGATTCTAAATACCCTAATCAAATAGCTTTACAGTTTAATCCTATAGGCTACGAAAATTTACACAAGTACAATAACACTTTAGCAGGCTACGCTGTAGGCAAATGGATTATGTTTTTTAATGATGATGCTATTATGAAAACTCAAAATTGGGATGATAAAATTATGGATTTTGAAGATGAGTTTTGTCTATTAAGATTTAGAGAACAAACAAATCATCCTTATAGTATCTTTCCATGCTTTCCAAAAATTTGGTTTTATTTATTAGATCACATTAGTTTTCATGGACAAAATGATGCGTGGCTCTCAGAGATAGCTTATATGTTAAATATAATGCGAGAAGTTGATATCGAAGTTATACACGATAGAGCTGATATAACTGGAAATAATAATGATGAAACTTTCAGAGCTAGAGTTTATAAAGAAGGTAATCCTCAAGAAAAAGGAGACTTGCATCACGAACAGATGGTTAAATTAAGATACAAAGATGCTTTAAAAATAAATTGGCTTCTAGGACTACTAGGTCAACCTAATACTTTTTTACCAGAACATCTTAAAAATAAAACTGACCCTTTCGTTTTACTTAAAGAAAAATTTGATATATATAAAAAATCTGGCGCCGTTGGTGCAGGAAAACAACATGCAAGAATCACAGATAAAAGAGAAATTAAAGTCAGCTATTCAGATTTACCAAAGAACGAGAGACAAGAGAGCAGGTGAAGTAATTGAACATCTTAACGGATTACTTTCTACTTATAAAGCTCGTAAAAGTTTATTAAGCTACGCTAAACATATGTACCCGGGATATAAAGATCCTGCGCACATACAGCTAATTGCAAAAAATCTAGAGAAGCTTGAATCAGGTGAAATAAAAAGGCTGGCGGTCTTTATGCCACCAAGACATGGAAAAAGCATGCTTTGTTCTGAATTTTTTCCAGCATGGTATCTAGGAAATAATCCAAACGAATTTGTAATACAATCTACTTACGCTCAAGAATTAGCAGATGACTTTGGTCGTAAGGTTCGAAACCAAGTTCAAGGTGATGATTTCAATAAAGTCTTTCCACAAGTTGCATTAAGATCAGACAGTACATCAGCTAAAAGATTTCATACTATACATGGTGGTACCTATTCAGCGGTTGGTGCAGGTGGTGCTATTACTGGTAGAGGTGCGCATTTATTAATCATAGATGACCCGATTAAAGGTAGAGAAGATGCTGAATCAGAAGTTCAAAGAAGAAATCTATTAGAGTGGTATAAGTCTGTAGCTTATACTAGATTACAACCAGGCGGTAAGATAATTGTAATTCAAACAAGATGGCACCAGGACGATTTAGCTGGTTACATTTTAAATGAATCTGGAGAAGATTGGAAAGTTTTAGATTTACCTGCTATAGACGATGATGGTAATGCTTTATGGCCTGAAGCTTACAATAAAGAAGATTTACAAAAAATTCAAAATACTGTTGGTGAACGTGTATGGCAAGCTCTTTATCAACAACGACCTAGTAATGAAGAAGGTTCTATTATTAAAAGAGATTGGTGGAATGTTTATGAGAAGAATAAAATTCCTACATTAGGATATGTTGTACAATCTTATGATACTGCGTTTAGTACAAAATCTTCTGCTGACTTTTCAGCATGTACTACATGGGGCGTCTTTACAGCAAGAGATGAAAACAACGTTCCTTATGCTGCATGTTTATTATTAGACGCTTGGAAAGAAAGATTAGAATATCCAGATTTAAGAAAACGAGCTCAAGATAGCTATTATGAATGGATGCCCGATCAAGTATTAGTAGAAAAAAGAGCTTCGGGTCAATCTCTTATACAAGATTTAAGACGTTCGGGAGTACCTATAGTTACTTATACTCCAGAAAGAGATAAGGTATCTAGAACACATAGTGTAGCTTCAATGTTCGAAGGTGGTTTAGTATTTACAATGAATCAAGATTGGACTAAAAGTGTAATTGAAGAATGCGCACAATTTCCATATGGAAAACATGACGATATTCATGATACTTGTGTTCAAGCTTTAATGAGGATACGTGATGGATTTTTAGTATTACATCCAGACGATCCAGAAGATGATGACTATGACGCAAAGAAGCAACACCGCCAAAACAAACATTATTACTCTTGATAGATGGAGATTAACTCCTAGAAAACCTACGCCTAAAGAGCAGATTGCTATACAAGACGATCAAGTAGTAAATGCTTTTTCTGATGCATGTATCAAGATTAGCAATAAAGTAGATGTTAAAGGATATGCTATGGTAGCGTGGGACGAGAAAGGAGTACCTTGTATTTCGTGGTCTTGTGGGCATGTAAAATCTCCTATAAGCGAAATGATGCTTCCTACCTTTACACATTCAGTATTTCAAGGTATATTGAATAAAAAACTAAGTACACCGGAGGATCTAAAAGATGAGTGATAAATTATATCCAGTATCAGATGCTGATATAAAAGCTTTAAGAGATAAATCAGAGGATGATGACAACTCTTATTCTAAAATAAATAAATCTATTATATCTAAATTGAAACTAGGAGATAAAAAGGATTTACTTCCTGTGCTTGATAAAGATGTAAAAATATTAAAAGGAGACAAATAATGGCAAATCCATTTAAAAGAACGAGCAAGCAACCTAGACTTGGAGTAAAGAGCTTCAGTGTCGAAGATGTTAAAGCTGCAGATAAAAGATTTTATGATAAG